CCCTGACGATGAACGCCCAGGATATGCTGGAACAAGCCTCGCAGTTTACTGCGTTGCTGCGTGACCAGGTCATCCGCGGCGGTCTTCAGTCGGGGTGGACAGCCACCTGACTCTCTGATCGCTTCCTTTCGAGCTTACCGACGAGGTACTCATGTCACACTACCCCTTCCTTCCGCACGTCGCGGAGAAGGCTGTCCTTCGACTTCTCGAGGACATCGGCTCTCCCCGTAGTCTGACAGTTGAAATACTGTCTCGCTATGGTGAGTGGGATCAGCTCTCTTCTTTAGAAGCTAACCCGTTACACTACAACTCGGCTGAATCGTATTGGCGTGATGCCTCTGCGACCAGCCTTCTCAGGAAATTGGACGTTCTCCCTACTTCTTTCGATAAGAAAAAAGTTGCCGAGGACGCCTTTATCTCCTGCGAATTGTCGTGTCTTCGAGCTAATAAAAGACTCTACTGTCTGAATTCTCTACCTTCTGGCGGAGATTTCCTTGACGGCGTGCGTGATTATTTTGATCGCGCTCGGAAAATAGTGTCTCGTATACTTGGTCCCTGCCCTGCCATTGTTGATGGCAGGTTTGGTCCCGGCTCGACGTTTGCCGATAAGGGTCGGTTTTGTACCGTTCCTGACAAGATGTCATCAGAACCCACTCTTACACCAGATGCTTGGCCTTTTGTCCCTCTTTGGGGCAGCACGCTGTGGGCTCGTGCCTGCGCGTCATCTGGGAGATCGCTTAAGTCCGTTCACGGTAACCGTTTTTTGACGGTTCCTAAAGACTCGACCAAGTTCCGCGGCATCGCCGTTGAACCTAGCGTCAACGTCTTTTATCAACTTGCTTATGGCAAGGTGATTCGTGAACGTCTTAACCGTTGGGGTATTAACCTTAACGATGGACAAGATATTCACCGGGCTCTCGCCCGTGAAGCCTCATCCGCAGGCCATCTTTGTACCTTAGATCTCAAAAATGCAAGCGATACCGTTTGTAGGAATCTTGTAAAACTCCTACTTCCCCCCCGTTGGTACTCCATTTTGGATTCCCTCCGGTCGAAGAAAACCTTCTTCAAGGGCTCTTGGCGAGTCCTCGAGAAGTTCTCCTCTATGGGTAACGGTTTCACCTTCGAGCTCGAAACTCTGGTCTTTCTTTCTCTAATCGCGGCCATTACTGGCCCCGATTCGATTGGGAAGGATGTCTTCGTTTTTGGCGATGACATTATTTGCCCGAGCTCTAGTTCGAAGGATGTTATCTCTGCTTTGAGATTTTGCGGTCTGGAAACCAACGTACGAAAAAGTTTCGTCGATGGTCCGTTCCGCGAAAGTTGCGGTGGTGACTTCTTCTTGGGAGAGGATGTTCGTCCTTTCTTTCTGAAAGAGTCCCCAAATGAACCGCACCAACTCATCTCCTTTGCAAACGGTCTTAGGCGTGCTGCCAATGGTAGCATTTCCCGTGACTGTTTTGTTAATCGTGCTTGGCTTCAAATTCTCGATGGCTTGCCATCTCGAATTCGACGCTGCCGAGGGCCTTCGGCTCTTGGCGACGTTGCTATCCACGACCATAAGGAGCGCTGGCGTACCCGCTGGCGATCAGGGATAAGGTACATCGAGGTTTATCGTCCTGCCAGATCACGTAAAGTGAGCTGGAAGTACTTTACACCCGAAGTAATCCTTGCGTCCGCCGTCTATGGCACAGGATCTGGTGTTCGGGATTCCCGAACGCCTCAGAATCTCGGCGGGGTTACCCCTCGAGATTCAGTCCTAGGCTATAAGATTGGCTGGGTTGCCTACTCGTAGGCC